TCGCCCAATGATGCCACATCATATTTCACTATCAACGGCAAATCATTACCTAAATACATCTCTAAATGACTACATAGCGGCGTGCATTTTATAAAATGACTTAAACTCTTTAACGAAAACTCGCCTTGGATCACCACCGACGCATCGTTCTTCTGTAAAAACTCCATATTACCATCCGATTGTGTTCTGTATATCTTTGAACTCGCAAAATTACCATCACACGAAAACACTAAATCATTACCCACCGATTTTATCTCTATCCTATCCGATATACCATTCAAATCACGAATAATCTTTTGAAAATCCGTAGTCGGCAAATTAATCACCGTTGAATACTCCACATCCGGTACAATCAATTCCTCCATATCCGGCTCTATTAATCTTAATTTTTGACTATAACATTGCTTTATATCACCATTGTCATACTGCAATCCCAAATGTGAAACAATACCCTCGTGATAATCACTCTTATCTATATACATAGACAACGTATCATCATTAGACATCGTTGAAATCACTTTAAATAAATGCAATGTATTTGCACAAACAATTATTTTATCCGGATCACAACGATAATATTCAAACTTGTTTGAATGCAATGTTACATTCACCAATATCGTATGTGTCTTATCAAAATTTATTATTTTCATACCATCCTTTGTAAATGTAATTGTCGCATCCGTCAAAATATCCTTTATCGCTGTTATCATATTTCGGATCGGCTGGATTTGAACCGTCTTAATTGTTAATACATTGTTTATTTCGTTCATTTAAAATATAATATTTCTATTTAATTGTTTTTATATATTATTTGTCAAATAATATATACGCATTAATTTTTTTTATTTTTTTGTGTACCTTTACTACTACCACACTTCTTTTTTAATTGTTTACATGTTCTTTTTGCCAATTTCAATACTTTACTCTTTTTATCACAATGTTCCTCCAAAACATGATAATCATATGCACTCGCTGGACCCCCCGTAATTGCACTTCCTAACCTTGCAACCGCCCATGATTCCGCCGTCTGGTTCGGTCTTGACCCAGAAGAATAATATGCGCCACGGCCTTTGTTTAATATTTTATTCAACCCTTCCTCACTACACATTGTTTTTTTTACAAGATCTGCGTCCACCACCAAAGGATCCACATTATACATTTTTTTCACTTTTGCTAAATGTTTAGAACTCTTTGATTTATAAGATTTCACTTTCGGTCTTTGAAAATATTTACCTTTTTTATAAAGCTTTCTGCTTCTTTCAATATTTTTTTTTTGTTTCTTTCTATCTTTTGTACTCAAACCTTTAGGAATATACTTTTCTGGGATATTCATTTTTTTTATATAAATATATTTATTTAGTATATATTATGACAACAAAATTTGAATTAAGTAATTATACACAAATTAACACTGAAATCAATTCGTTGTTTAGAACAGGTTTATATTCTCACGTTGCCATTTCTTTATTTACTGATCAAGCAAAAACAACCGCATATGTTTGCCCAAATGGCAAGACCATATCCAGTAAAAAAATTAAAAAAGTTCAAAAGAAAAACGCATATACCGACATTAACACTGGACAAGTTGTTAATGCCTTAATTTGTGTTGATTTTGACGACGATAGTTGCTGCGAGTGTATTGATTCTGTAACAGGAGATTTATGGTATACCTTAGAAGGTGTAGCCATTACAAGACGACGATTCTAATTTACTATAAATACATTATATTAAATTACATTTTTTCCAATACTTGTTTATTTCCTTTTTTCACTATTTTTCCAATCAAAATCAAATTACCTATACCTTCTTTTACATTTTTGTAACTGTTATAATCATACACCTCATTGGTAGCCGGATTTAATACGTATTCTATGCCATTCTCTTTTATTATTTGTCCCTTCCACATTACCTTCTTCACATCCAAACCTTCTTTGTTTTTCTTATCTTCTTCAAATGATGGATACGAACTAAATGCATTGGATTCTACTTTCCCAAATCCATAACACACTAAATCCTCTTCTTTATTGTTCTTGGAATATAAATTACAATCTATTGCCGTTTCTTTGATTGCTCTTAATATTTGATTGTTTATTCTTTGTTTTATACTTGCCAATTCATACAATGATTCATCCGTTGTTATCGGCGTCTTCTTGTCCACTCTACTTGTATCCCTTATGATTAACTCTATATGTTCTTGATCTGTCTTTTGTTTTTCACTTAATGTTGACACATACAAAAATATTTTTACGTTACGCATTTCCACCGGTAAATCTTCATGACTACAAATACGTCTTGCCCTTCCTACCACTTGTTCAATACGAACCATATGCCAATACGGTTCCACTACATGTACAAATCGGGTGTTTTTCAAATTAATACCTTCTGCTCCCGATGACGTAATCATCATCACCTTTATTATTTCCCCCAAAAAATTATTTTCATTTTTTACTTTTAACTGATCCACTATGGACGACGGAACAAATGTCCACATACTATTGTAAATGTTTCTTATGATCTCTTTCTCTTCTACCGTTTCCGTTCCCGTATACAAAACAAATTTTGGTTTGTCTTTATCCTCCTCCTTTTCATCTACTGCCCAAACACCATCTGTTTTCTTGATTTTAAACTCTGCAAACCCATTTGCCAACAAAATCAACTTCAAAATACCTATTCCTTCTATTGTTCTGAAATGACTATACACCAAATGTAATCCTTCATTTTCTAAATTCGCTAAGTTTTCAAGTACTTTTGCAAATTTTGGACTATAATTAATTAATTCATCTTTTGATAAATACATTTTTTCGTCACTATTCTCCTTGTTTGCATTCAAATCACTCATTGCTTTTTCTATTCTTCGCATGTAGACCTTTTCTTCTTTCTCGTCAATACTCTTCTCCTTTTCTTCTGACTCATCTACATTGTAATTTAAATCTATACTTTGTTTACTTGATAACGCATCCACTATACTTTCATCTATTTGCTCCTCTGTATCCTTCATGTTTGGTATAGGTCTGTTTATGGTTGAAGGAAACACAAAATTACAAGCCGCTCTGGAAAAAATACGATAGGTTGAGGATACCTTTAACAATTCATCCCCCTTCTTCATCTTTTTTACCAATTTACTTTTCTTCTCTTTATCATTCTCGTCCTTTCTTATTTTTTCATAAATACTAAACTGATGATCCGTCATTTCCGTTTTTACAACATGATAAATATCACCTTCTTCATTTTCTACGTAATCCGGTAACAACTCTTCTTGTGCACTCTTAAAATAAGATACCAAACCTAATATTCTTCTTTGCAATAAATTAATATTTTTTGCATTTTCTGTATCCACATCTACGAAATTCTGTTGAAACTCGTCGGGTGTATCATGCAAACATTTATTGTTTACTATTTTGATCTGTTTCTCCAATACCTTCACCCCATTCTTTTTTAATACATTTATGATTTGTTTTAAAAAATCATTGTTTGTTAAGTTTCCACTATCATCTAACTTGACACCATTATATTTATCAAATAAATTACCACCCAACATAGTTTCCGATTCCATCTTTTTTTCTGTTTTTTCTTTCTTTCTTGTACCCTTTACCACACCTCTCTTTTTCGTATTAACAAAACCAAATGGATTTCTTGTAATCACGATCTTGTTATCACTATAACTGATTTGATCAAACGTCTTCATTTTTCCATCATCTAACATCTTGAGTATACGTTCTGAATCCATCTTTTCGTTTTTTTCCCATTCAATCGGTATTGTCCAAGTAGTTATGTATCCACGTAAAATATTAAACAACACAGCTACCTCATTTGGATAATTTATAATAGGAGTTCCTGTTAACATTACGATTTTCACATTAGATGCTGTCAATAAATACTCATACAATCTATACGATATTGACTTTTTATCCTTGATTCTATTTACAATACGACTTACAAAGTTATGTGCTTCATCTATTACGATAACATGATTATCAAACGGATTACGGGTTCCATTACCTGTTAATTCTTTCATTTGGTTTTCATTCAATCCATTATAATTCTTGTGTTTGTATTTCACTAAAATCATTTCATTTAATTGATCATCCAGTTGTTCTTGTTCTCCCACCGTCAAGGTATCATAATTTGGCTCTTTATTTATATTTAATAACCACGCTCCTCCATTTTTACGAACATATGCAGTAGATAATGACAGTGCTTTTGCTAATACATTTATAAAATCCGGTTTACCTTCTATACGAATAAACTCCCAGTACTGATTTTTCTTAAACATATCATCTCCACACTTCTTTAATTCACTAAAAAAATTAGACCTTAGCGAAGCCGGAGTCATTACAAAAACAGGTTTATTGCTTTTCATACCTTCTGCAATTGCAATAGAAGTACACGTCTTACCCGAACCCAAACCATGATATAATAATAAACCACGATAAGGCGTATATATATTTAAATAATCCCTTACCACCTTTTGATGTGTCAACAATTCAAATGTATTGCTATTACTCTTACCACACGACACTTTATCATTATTTTCATATAACTCTCTTGCATAAGGCTGAAACAGTGTATTCATCTTTTCCACAAATATTTTACGATTATTCATATAATAAGATGATGTTTTCATAATAACCTTGTCTTTCTCTTTCGGTAACCGGTCTGAAACCTTTTGTGTTCTTATTATTTCTTTTGTTAAATCAACCTTGTCCAAATTATCTGTCATTTCTTGAGGTTTTATTTTTAATTTTAGTTTGGTAGGTTTGATAACTCTCTTTTCAGTTTCCATTTCTTCCTTTTCTTCTACAACCGGTAGAGTGGGTTTAATGATTAATTTACGAACAGGCTTTATGATTTCATCATTTTCAACAAATTCAATGCCGGGCTCGTTTTGTTCTTTTATAACTGTATCTTTTTTGACAGTAACATCCTCAACTTCTTTTGTTTTAAATATTCTTTCCAGAATTAAATTTCTGTTAATCAAGTTGTTTCTTCTTTTATCAATAATGAACCCTTTTTTGTTTGTTTTTGGAACCGTTTTTTCAAGGTTCTCAAAATCATCAAATGGATCTGTTATAGATTTTTCTTTTTCTTCTTCTTCATCTTCTTCATCTTGTTCTATAGTTTCAAACTCTCTTGGTAATTGATAAGTATCTTTATTTTTAAACTGTACATTTACTTGTGAAAAAGGCTTTGGATTTGGTCTTTTTTCTAATATTTCTAAAGGCTGATAATTTTTTTTTTCTGTTTCTATTTGACTCATAACAAAGAATATATACTATATTTATAAAATATATTCAACTTCTTCTTTGCGTAAATACATTATTGTTTATCCACTAAAATGTGTTTGGATATATTCTTAATAACTTTATTATCTAACCGTACCTGATCTGCACCGAGATCTCCTAATATATTTTTCATCATATCAATGCAGAAACTATACTTTGGATTATTCCAATCTTTACACTCCGGGTTGTGTTCTCTCCATAATGGCACTTTGACGTAATTCTGTTTCGCCACGATCGTAACCATGTTTCTTAATTTTTGATTGTCTGGCGTATCTTTACTCCATTCATCATTATCTTTAATGTACAATGTTTCACGTTTTAAATCAGTACAGTGTAAGGGTCTTTTTGTAACATCTAAATCCTTTATACGAGATAAAATCATATCTGTCATACCGACCACATACCCATTTTTACCAATATTTTCAATATCCTTGAAATCAATATTAATGTTCTCAATAAATTCAGACATGTTCATCGCATCTTTACAAGTTGTATTTAAAAAGAAATTCAAATTAAACTTTTGATTATTATTTGTTGTGTTGTTTATTGTTTTTCCGTCTTTAAACGTTTCTAACAACTTCATTTGCATGTTAATATTTTGCTCATTTGATTTAATTAATTGCTTATGTGTGTCCTGCAATTGCTTAGACTGCTCATACAATAATTCTTTAAATTCTTGATTTTGCTGGATAATATTGAGAATACTTTCTGATTTCAGATCATCCTCACTGTCCTCATCGGAATCTTTTGCGAAATAACATGTTTTCCGGTGTCTATAATAGCCGCTATCATACTTATATGACTTCCCACACTCACAAACAAACTGCATATATGGTAAGGGGTTTTTTTTTCTATCATTTACTATCATTCTATGTTTTGCAGTCAATAAGTGTCTACTATAGTCCTTCTTATTGCTGGATACAAAGTCACAATCTTTACATAAATATTTTTTGGGGTTTTTTTGGGGTTTTTTTACTATCATAAAATGGTAGTATAAAAAACCCTAAATCATTTTTGTCCGAAATTATAAAAAAAAGGTTGCAGCGAAATTTGTCGTGAAATTTGGTCGCCTTCATAGCACCACCAGGCAAAAAACGCAAAGTGTGATTTTTATTTCGAAAACTATTTTTGATTTTTTAAAAATGGACATTTTATTTTTGTCCTTTTTTCGAAACCCTTCTGACTTTTTAACAGTAAACTTTTTTATATTCTAGATTTCATACATTTTAATAATTATTTTTGTATAAACAGCATAAGTACTTTGATAACATAGTAATAAAGGTCTTTTTCTTAGGTTTATGCAGTAATTCATCAAAAGATTCAGCAAGGGGGCTTCGGTATTGTGATTTTGCAAACATTTGAGAAGACAATGAAAGTAGATAACATATCAATTTTAAGAATAGTACGTGTGATTCACTGTATTTTGGTAATTAATTTTATTTTCATTAATAAAAATGTGTATTTATATTACAGTATGATTTTGACTTCAATAGAAAAACTAATACCCGGAGAGAAGTATTTGGTAGTGGTAAACTGGAACAGTGACAGTAACTTGTTTATTCAAAATGAATATTTGATGTTTGCAAAATTTATGCGTCTTGATTTTAGGAAGAGGAGAACAAGATCCTTTGATTCTGGTCTGCAGATATTACTACAACCTTCCAGAATTAATGCAATTTTTGAGTATGGTAGTATGCATCATTCTCTCAGTTCAGCCAATTTATTTTATAAAATAATTAAACCAACATCAGAATCAATTGCAAGTGAATTTATCATACGAAAGTTGCCTTTAAATCATGACGTAATAGGAATAATACGGAGTTTTTTATAAAATTGATGTTTTTTATGTATTTTTGTAATAAATAAAAAATGAACTTATTAGAACTTTCTGACGTGGTTATAGGAAGGGTGGTGAAAAGACCCTCTTCCATTTGTAAGAGTCCTTATGTAGCAGATGTAATATTGGAAGATGGTACCCAAATAATGGCCCACTCACCATCATTGGGTTGTAGAGGACTTGCAGATAAAGAAGCTACAGTAATACTCACCAAAAAAACAGAAAATAAAAAAACGAAATGTTCGCATACAGTTGAATTAAGTATTTATGTAGAAAATGATCATAGCAGTGTAATTGGTATCAACCCAAAAATAGGCGAACATATTGCAGAAAAAGCATTGCTGGCAAATTGTATAAATGGTTTAGCCAAGATAAAATCATACACACGTGAAACAACTGTGTTAACGTCAAGGTTTGATTTTACGGGAATAGATGCAAATGGGATCCCTTTTATTATGGAAATAAAAAATGTTCCTTTGGCAGATTATGTAGACGTTCCAGAAAAAGAAAGGAAGAAATATACAGCATTTATAGAAACAAAAAAATACAATGAAAAGATATCATATTTTCCAGATGGTTACCGTAAGAATAAAAAGGATGTGGTCAGTCCAAGAGCATTGAAACATATTGAAGAACTAACAACGATTTCAAAAGAAAGCATAACACGCGCGATTCTGTGTTTTATTGTAGAAAGAGAAGATGTAAATTGTTTTCAACCTTCCAATATAGATCCGATTTATAAAGAAGCTGTTCAAAACGCATGGTTAAATGGAGTAGAAATAAAAACGATTCAAGTATCGTGGAATAAAAAAGGTGAATGTTTATTTGTAAGAAACGATTTACCGATTCAGTTGTTTGCATCTTATGGCCCTTATATGGTGGATTGAAAACTACTTAATAATTGAATAGCATCCTCACAGGCAAATTGTTCTGCCTTTTTTTTAATTTTATGCTTACCTTCGCCCATAAAAACGAAAACTTTTCCTTTTTCTGACATAAATTGGTGGATCTCACTATAAGAAGTAAACGTACTAAGTGGAATAGAATCCTCATGTTTGAGACCATGCATAGATTGCCCCAAACATAGATATACCCCCATCGTAAAACCCAATTCTGCATCGTGTTCACAGACCTCAATGTAATCTGGGGTGACTTTAAATTCTTTTTGAATCTTCACTTGCAATATGTTTTTGAAATTATCATCATTGCGAATCAAAGACATCCAATCCACATGCTTTTCAAAAACAGATTCAACAAATATTTGTACCATTTGAAATCCGGGACCACAAACAAATACATTATCAAACCATTTATCATCATCATGAATTTGTATTTTATTAAAATCTAAAAACATAGCACCAATAAAGGATTCAAACAAACAACCCAGTTTTTTAAGATTTGTTCGTATTTGTTTCCCTTCTGCATGTTTAGAAAGTACAACCCATTCATGCAGTCCCATTTCATATGCCATTTTTCCGATGGATTCGTTTTTAACAAGAGCAATTTTTTTTTCAGTCATAAAACCTTCATTTTCTTTAGGGAATCGCCTATATAAATAATATTTTGTGATTAATTCAAGGACGCCATCACCGACGAATTCAAGACGTTCGTTTGATTTAGTAAATAACTCAACGCAATTATCGGGTTTTTTAGCAATAATAATATTATTTTGTTTGTTTTCTAATTCGGGTCTTTTAATATAAGATTTGTGAATAAATGCTCGTTTATAGAGTTCAATATTATGTAGCGAAAAAGGGACATTATATTTAGCCATGATTTCTTGGATTTTTTCTGGACTAATTAATTTATTTAGGGGATTAAATGGATCAAAAATATAGGTTTCAACTCCACTTTCATTTTTTTCAATACGAATGTCATCATCAATATTCATTGTATAATCTATGTAATTTCATTTATATATTTTTAATTAATCAATTTTTTTATTCAAAAATAAAAATATTTAGTAAGTATATAAATAGTATGGTTTATTCTCAAACAAATAAAACAGCGTCCATTGCTTCAATAACTAATCAAAATCAAGGAGGAGGAAGCAAAAAAGCAGGATTACCTCATTTAATTGCCCGTGATGCTTTTGCAAGCATTCACTTGAAAAATACTTCTCAAAGATTATCTGTCTTAAAGATGCCTTTAGTTAGCACTGTTAGTCAATCTCGTCCTATTGGAACACGTCCATCTGCATATCCTTAAATATTTACTGTAAAAACAATATAATATGTTTGTATTATATTTTTATACCATGAAAATAATCATTGATGAGCGCGAAAAAACATTATACGACGAATGCTGTTCGTTGATAACAAGTCAATCTACACCAAGTTATTCCACAATATCAAGTGAAGTTCTCCCAATAGGTGATATCCTTATAAAAACAGATCAAGACGAAAAGGTGTTGTGTATTGAACGAAAATCGTTTCCGGATTTATTAGCATCTATAAAAGATGGAAGATACGAAGAACAATCTTACCGATTAATGCATTCCAGTGAGTTTCCGTTACATTCTATTGTCTATATTTTAGAAGGTGTTTTTTCGCAGTTACATAGTGTTCAAGAGAAAAAAATAATATATTCGGCAATGACTTCGTTACAATATTTCAAGGGGTTTAGTGTATATAAAACATCTACAGTAAGAGAAACGGCGGAATGGTTGATAAATACTGCAGATAAGATAGAGAAAAATTTTATTAAAGGGAAGGTTCCGTATTATTTGACAAATGCATATCAAAATATGTTTTTGCAAAATAAAATGAAGGAAGGAGAACCTACTGATAATTATTGTAGTGTGGTAAAGAAAGTTAAAAAGGACAATATAACCAAGGAGAACATTGGGGAAATCATACTATGTCAGATCCCAGGAATAAGTTCAACAACTGCCATCGCGATAATGAAACCCTATAACAGTTTTTATGAATTTATGAACGAAGTACAACAGGATGTGTCGTGTTTAAGTGATTTATCTTACGAAAGCAACGGAAAAAAGCGTAAAATAAGCAAAACATGTATTTCAAATATAAAAAAATATTTATTTAATCAAGATGTTTAAACATTATAAATAATATATAGTAGATGCTTGTATATTATTTAATTATAATCGGGTCTGGACTTATATGTGGTTTTCTATATAATAAAATAGAAAAAGTTGCATATCAAAATGTAATAAAAAATGCTTCAAATAATGTGTATATTAAATTTCCTAAGAAAGAAAATATATTCAATATGGGGATGGCATACGGAATCGCGTGTAGTTGTGTAATTATTTTTTCAAATAAAGTGAATGCATATTTTTATTAATATTAGATCATGTCTTTTGGTGTTTCGTAGATAGAAGGTGCTTCAGGTAGAAATTGTGTTTTAGGGTTAAAAAGAACAGGTTTTTTAATTTCATTTCCTTCATATTTTCCGGATTCAACCATTTGTTGGGTGTATGTGGTTCCGGCCCAATTTTTATCCATGGGGTTATCGCTAATTTTTCTTTTTGCGGTTACGTCGTGAAGAGCATCCAGTTCGGTGTATTCACCAACATGTTGTCCGTGTGCATCAAAACCGTGATACAAATTTTTATTATAAGGCAAATTGTCTCTGGTTGCATCAATCACTTGTACGGCTTCGTTTATATTATCAATTTCGGATTGAGAAAGGGTGGTTCCGGTAGGCAATCCTCCTTCTAATTCAAAAGGGCTTGGACGAATGCGATAGACGTTTTTGCCTTGGGCGTCATTTTCTTCTTGTAAAAACAAAACAGGACAAGTGATACCTTTTTGTTTTTGAATTTCTAAATAATTTATATATTCGTCTAAATTAAAAAAGGGCATCGGGTTCGTGTTACTGATAGGTTGACTGGAATTGTATTGTAAGAGAACATTACCCTTTCTGACTAACATATTAGGACATTTGCTGGAAATATTGTTTGTCATATTTTCGGTGGTTTTGTATGGATTATTAAAGTTCATGGTAACATACAACCCAACGAAGAATATAATAATTAAAACAATTATAAGTAGTTTATTTTTTGTGTTCATGCGACTATATTATATATATGTATTTTATTTAGAATTTTTTATAAGTATATTTTATAATGACGAAAACCTCCAAAATACAAAAAAATAAAGCTAAAGGTAAAAAAACAAAAAGTGCAAATAAACCCAGAAAACAAAAAGGAAGTGTTGCTACAAAAAAAAAAGGAGTGAAAAAAGGAAACAAAAAGGAAAAAAAGAACAAAACAGTACATGACATAATAGATACTCTTTTTCAAGGAAAAAAAGAAGACGTGAATATGGTTGAAATGAATTTAAAAGACCTACGCAAATCAGAAATCCCACAGGAAAAGAAAAGCAAAGTGGTTCTTATCTATATGGATGGATGTATACATTGTCAAAATATGATGCCAACTTATTTAGAATATAAGAAAAAAAGAATAGACGATGGAATAGACGAAGATAGTTTTATTGAAATAGAGAGAGCGGACTTGAGTGATGAAAAATTAAAAAATGAAAATATAAACATAACCATGGAGTCTATTCAGGGATATCCTACTCTGGGTGTTATTAAAAATGGGGAGTTCATAAAATATGAAGGAGAAAGAACAATGGGTGGATTTTGTTCAGCATTAATATAAAACATATATAATAGTTATAATGTTACAACTAAAACCTTTGCTTTTAAAACATTTAACAAATGGAATCATTGCTCCTCATGGAATAACAGATATTTTACATGCTAAATACGAGAATAATTTAAAAGAATTGACAGCAACTTATGCAGGTACAATAGCATCAACGTATGTATTGTCTGAATTGAATATGAATTCGGTGGTAAACATAACTTTTTTTATGTTATCGGTAATACATTTTCGTCGGGACATGCCATATTTTAAGGGAATTCCGAGATATGTGTGGAGTTTTCTATTTTTACAGTTTACGATAATGAATAACAGTATTTTATTTTTTTTATATTTGGTCTTTATTCACGTACCTCATCATTATCGTCTTAACTGGAGATATATAAAAAAGAATTTTAAATTAAGTAGTTTAGTTATTTTAGGAACAACGTTGATAATAGAGGTTTTAGGTAAAGATATGTATGATTTAATGATAAATGATAGTTTTATGAGCGTAATAAAGGGGGTTATAATGAGTCATGTGGTTTACGATGAATTGTATATTTTTGATGATGAAAAAATTGATGATTAGATTATTTGAAAAGATTAAATAACCTAAAAGTAATTTACTTATATCACTATGAGCAAAAAAAGTACAAAACCGAGCATTGTGAAGTCCTTTAAATTATTGGATTTTCAGATCTATGATGAAGATTTTAAAGAGGAGAGCGATTCTGGATCAGACAATGATATACAGATGTTTCAGAAAGATGAAAGAAATTTTATAATACAAATGTTTGGAATCAATGAAAAGGGACAAACATGTTGTTTATACATAAATGATTTCAAACCCTTCTTTTATGTTAAGGTGGGTAAAAATTGGAATCAAAATGATGCAAACATGTTAAAAATAGAGTTATCTAAAAAGGTAAAAAAGTTTCACCAACAATCAGTATTATCGTGTACAATTGTAGATTACCATAAATTATATGGATTTTCGGGAGGGGAAAAGTGTAGATTTGTGAAGTTTGTATTTCAAAATGTATCGGCAATGAATGCGTATAAGGGTTTATGGTATTATTATAACAACAATGAAAGATGTAAGAAGAAGGTTGAATTCAAAAAAATAGACTTGGCGTTGTATGAAAGTAATATTCCACCGTTATTGAGATATTTCCATATGAACAGCGTGAGTCCTTCAGGATGGATATCTTTCAATACATCAAAAGTGACCAAAGTAGAGATGAAGACAACGACTTGTAATTATGAGTATATTTGTAGTTTTAAAAACGTAATACCGAATAATGATAAAGAAACAAGTGTACCCTATAAGATCTGTAGTTTTGATATAGAGGCGAGCAGTAGTCATGGTGACTTTCCGGTGCCAATCAAGACGTATAAACGGTTTGCTACAAACATGGTGGATGTATTTTTGAAACAAATGACATATTTAAATGAAGAAAAAGCGAAATTGATGATTGAAAAGATGGTATTGACTGCTTTTCATTATGATACGTTTCAAGATATAGACAAAGTGTATGCAAAGGTGCATCCAAGTAAAGAGAAAGTACAAAGATTGTCTTCTAATTTGATATCCAAAAGTTTGGAACGATTTAAAAAAGAGGAATCAGAAAATAATAGTGATTTAATTATGATAGACACTTTATTTGATGAAATGCAAAATAAACAAAATTACTTACATACGGAGGCAGATGAAGATCAGGAGCCGAACAACGACTGCGAAGAAACATCGTATAAGGTTTACAAAGAGAAAAAGCCGAAATTTAAAAAGACTACAAAAATGATAGACATTTTATTTGATGATAAGTATACAAGAGATGAGAAAATAAAAATACTGGATGAAGTGTTGACTACGTCCTTTCCAAGATTGAAAGGAGACGAAGTGACTTTTATTGGATCTACGTTTATGAAATATGGTAGTAATGAACCGTATTTGAATAATTGCTTGGTTGTTGGTAGTTGTGAACAAGTGGACGGTGTAGAAATAGAAAGTGTAGATAATGAAAAAGATTTGTTGGTAAAATGGACAGAATTGATTCAAAAGGAAGATCCGGATATAATTATCGGATATAATATATTTGGTTTTGATTATGAGTTTATGTTTCGCAGAGCACAGGAGAATTACTGTAATGACGAGTTTTTGAAATTGTCAAGGAAGTTAGGTGAAATGTGTGCAAAACAAGACAAAGACGGAAATTACAATTTGGAACATACAAAAATAGTATTGGCAAGCGGTGAATATGATTTGCGGTATGCAAAGATGTCGGGAAGGCTACAAATAGATATGTATGCTTATTTCAGAAGAGATTTTAATTTATCAAGTTATAAATTGGATGATGTGGCAGGTCAATATATATCGGATAGTGTAAAAAAGATTAAAATAAGAGATGATGAAAGATTTGGAAAGGTGACTGAATTGTATAGTAAAAATCTAATGGGTTTACATGTGAATGATTTCATTCATATAGAAATAATAGGATTTACGTCGGATTATTATAAGAATGGCATGAAATTCCAAGTCTGTGATATTGAGTTTGATAAAGTAGACGGCGATAAGACGTACAACGTGATAATAATAAAAGGCGAACATCATATTGAAGATGAAAAGTCAATCAAGTGGGGTATGGCAAAGGATGATGTGTCTCCGCAGGATATTTTTCGTTTAACAAATGGTGATGCCAAAGACAGAGCCATTGTTGCGAAATACTGTATTCAGGATTGTAACTTGGTGCATCATTTAATGAATAAAATAGATGTGTTCACGGGGTTTGTGGAGATGTCAAAAATCTGTAGTGTTCCAATTAGTTTTCTGGTATTTCGTGGTCAAGGAATTAAATTAACGAGTTTTGTAGCTAAAAAATGCATGATGAAAAATACGTTGATGCCGGATATTGAAAAACCGAGAGACGCGGAAGGCTATGAAGGTGCGATTGTTCTTCCGCCGAAATGTAAGATGTATATGGATAATCCAGTAGCTTGTGTAGATTATTCTTCATTATATCCGTCGTCTATGATTAGTCAAAACTATTCGCACGATAGTAAAGTGTGGTCAAAAGAATACGATTTAGAAGGAAATCTAATCAAAATTCATGGAGAAAAGGATGAACACGGTAATTTTGTATATGATAATTTAAAGGATTATACGTATATTGATATTGAGTTTGATACGTATAAATATATACGTAAATCGGCGACTTCTCGTGCAGAAAAGACGAAAGTAGGAAAAATGATATGTAGATGGGCTCAATTTCCAGAAAACAAGAAAGGTATTATGCCTTCAATCTTGGAGGAATTGTTGAAAGCAAGAAAAGACACACGTAAAATGATTAAATCGGAAAAAGATCCATTTATGCAAAATATATTGGATAAAAGACAATTAGGTTATAAAGTGACTGCGAATTCGTTATATGGACAGTGTGGTTCAAGAACATCAACATTTTACGAAAAGGATGTAGCTGCATGTACAACAGCTACGGGTAGAATGATGATTGTGTATGCGAAAAGGATAGTGGAGGAAGTGTATGGTAATATGGAATATGATTCAGCAAATGGAAAGGTAAGAACGCGTGCAGAGTACGTGTATGGAGATACAGACAGTGTGTTCTTTACATTTAATCTGGAGGATGCGAATACAGGTGAAAAGATAACAGGACAAAAAGCGCTGGAGACAACAATAGAGATTGCACAAGATGCGGCTGAATTGTGCACAAAATGGTTAAAAGCGCCGATGTGTTTAGAGTATGAGAAGACATTGATGCCATTTATTTTGTTATCAAAGAAGAGGTATGTGGGAATGTTGTATGAAGAGGATCCAAACAAAGGATATTTAAAATTTATGGGGTTATCATTGAAAAGACGCGATTCGTGTGATTATTTAAAGGATGTGTATGGTGGAATATTGAATATTTTGATGAAAGAAAACAATATAGAGAATGCAGTGAATTATTTGGAACAATCACTGAAGAATTTGACGGAAGGAAATGTAAATATGGATAAATTAGAAATAACAAAGGCATTACGAGGTTATTATAAGAATCCGAATCAAATAGGACATAAAGTGTTGGCGGACAGAATAGGTCAACGAGATCCAGGAAATAAACCGAAACCGGGAGATAGAATGAAATTTGTATTTATTGTGAATGATAAACCAAAAGCGTTGATGGGTGAAAAGATAGAAACCCCAGAATATATAATCAACAATCAATTGAAGATTGATTATACACATTATATCACAAATCAATTAATGAAACCGATTCAGCAGTTATTTGGTTTGTGTTTAGAAGATTTATGGATGATGCAAAATAAGAAGAGTGCAATAAAGACGTATAAAAAGGAAATGATTAAATTGGAGAATGAGAATCAGGATATGGAAGTGTTTATGAAAAAGAAAGAAAAGTATTGTGCGGCAAAAGTGAAAACATTATTATTTGAAAAGACATTAAATAAGATTTACAATGAAAAACATAAAATACAACAAATTACGAGTTTCTTTATAAAATCATAAGATGGGGAAGACGCCATATTTTTGACATAATAGTACGCCTTCTCCGTGGTATGCGCGTACTTTACAGTATCCATGCTCTCCCCATTGAGTTCCCCATGAGTTTTGAATGATCCAATACATTCCGTTTTCATCATAGTCAAAACCAACAAGGGTAACGGCATGATTGATGGTTTTGGATACATTATAAGGTACATCAATGACGCCTTCTTTATAAAAACGAAAGTAAACATTGTTTGCATCAATCGCGATGGATACGGGGGTTTGTATAACACTATTTTTTAAATCAAATATGGATCCGGGAATGACAAATTCGTAATCTGTAATGTTGGAACCGAAAACGTTTGGTATGGTTTTGGTAATATTAGAACAAGGTTGGTCAGTAGCTTTGTATTTATATTGGGAGTTACTCAGAAGTCCTTTGTTTTCAATAATAAAGTCAAGGGCGGTGTGCATAAATCCGCCTTGGCAGCCGTAATTTTCAGTGGAGCAATCAACAAGTTGTTGTTCGGAAAGTCGGTCAACTGATAAATTATGTATTCTCATGAAACTTTCTACGACAGAGGTAGTAGAAAAGGCCCAACACGATCCACATTGTCCTTGATTTTTAACGGGACTTAAATAATCAGTATCATTCCAAGAAAATGTAGTATTTAAAAAGGAATTATGAAAGTAATGATAAGGGTTTTTAAAGAATTTGAAATAGTTTGAAAACTCCAGTTTACTATAGGAGTTAAATTCATCAATATTATTATTTAAATCGCTGGGTAATGATGAATCCATATCAACTTCGTCAGAGTAATAATTAAGTCCAACGGAGAAAGAATTATTGTTGTTTTGAAGAAGGTTATTTGTTTCTAAAATGAGTTGTACATTTTTTTCAAAGATAATATAATTTTTTTGTTTTTTTTCTGCAAAGTGTTTATAATTTACAAAGTTAGATTGTAGGCCTTTGGGTGGATTTTTGTATTTTTGATAAAATTCATAATATTCTTTTGAATAAGGATAATCCATATTTTGATCAAATTTCATATGTAAAAACGTTGATTTCGGTAATTTCGGGAAATTGTGGAAAAAGGGGAAAACAGTTTGTAATATGAATATCAAAAAAAATACGGATTTCATATACTATATAGTGTTAATAATATTTTAATTGTAAAGATTGTTGGAATTATCAAATGAACGTGTAAATGTGAGTGGTATTTCAAGACGTAAAGCAAGATTATTAGAGGAATCAAAGTATGTTGTCATATTATTGGAAATATTATTAGAAACTGTATTAAAATCTGAATCCGACAAAATATTATTGATAGAATTATCATCAAATGTGGGTAGGTTGCCATTGTGATGAATGGGGGAATACGGGGTTTCATTGTTGTGCATTGGTTCTGAATTATTAGAAGCATCCGTGTTAGAATTTGTATCGTATTCTCTAATATCATATCTACAAACGGGGCATCTGGTGTTATTGGAAAACCAA